TTATTATGGTGCTTTAATAGAGCTGTTAGAGTCAAAGAGTAGGGTTACTGATAATTTGTATGATGACAACCTTGATGTTGAAACATGGTGGGATTTAGGTCTTAATGACAGTACAGCGATATGGTTTGTCCAAAGGTACAAAGGAGAGATTAGATTAATAGATTATTATGAAAATGCTGGTGAGGGTTTAGATCACTATGTAGATTATGTTAATCGTCAAGATTTTGAATATTCAAAGCATATAGCTCCCCATGATATTAAGGTCAGGGAGATTGGTAATTTTGGTAAATCAAGATTAGAGAGTGCTTTAGAATTAGGTATTGCTTTTGAAGTAGCACCAAAACTATCTATTGAAGATGGTATTGAAGCTGTCAGAAAAGCTATTCCTAATTGTTGGTTTGACAAAAACAAATGTCAAAAAGGATTAGAAAATTTAAAAGCCTATCAAAAAAGATGGGATGATAAAAACCAATGTTTTAGAAATAAACCAATGCACAACTATGCTTCTCATTGTGCTGATGCCTTTAGAACTGGTGTAGTAGGTGAGGGTGTGGAAGTTAGTGATTGGAAAGAAACAATTCCAGTTGAAACAAATTATATAGTTTAATATGGCAGATAAAGTTACAGATATAGAATTAAGAGCAATCATCAATCAAGAGATCAATAACTCTCTAGGTTATATGGGTGGCAACCTATCAGCTCAAAGAAAGAAATCTTTAGAATACTACATGGGAGAACCATTAGGTACTGAGATTGATGGCAGATCACAAGTTGTAAGTACAGATGTTGCAGACACTATTGAAACCATCTTGCCAAACCTACTTAGAATTTTTACAGCATCACACCAAGTTGTAAAATGCGAACCAGTAAAAGCCGAAGATGTAGCACTTGCTGAACAAGCAACTAACTATATTAACTATGTTTTTAACAAAGATAATAATGGTTTTTCTATTTTGTATTCTTGGTTTAAAGATGCGTTAATTGAAAAGAATGGAATTGTTAAAGTTTATTGGGATGATAGTCAAAAGGTTGAGCAAGAAACTTACGAAAATTTAAATGATCAAGAATATCAAATATTAATTAATAATGATGATGTTGAAGTTGTTGAAGAAGAAAAGTTTGTTGATGAAAAAGCAAAAGAAGAATTAGAACAAATTAAAGCATTAGCATTAGCTCAAGGTCAAGATATGGGGGATATACCTACACCTCATTTACACAATTGTATTATTAAAAGAACCACAAGGTCTGGCAAAGTTAAAATAGAAAATATACCTCCTGAAGAATTTTTAATTCAAAGAACTGCAAAGTCTATTGAAGATGCAAATTTTGTTGCACATAAAGTTTTAAAAACTAGATCAGAACTTATAGAGATGGGTTATGATAAAGAGATAGTTGAAAGTTTACCAACTACAAATGCTATTCTTTTAAATGATGAAAGATTAACTAGATATTCAGATATAGATGAAAGTCCATTTAATGATGCTCCAGATGAGAGTACCCAAGAAATAGAAATCTATGAGTGCTATGTAAAAGTAGATATGGACGGAGATGGTATTGCCGAACTTAGAAAAGTAATAGTTGCTGGTGAAAGTGGTTATGAAATTTTAGAAAATATGCCATGTGATTTTATTCCATTTTGTTCTTTAACTCCTGTACCAATGCCACACAGATTTTATGGTAGATCAGTTGCAGAATTAGTTGAAGATGTTCAATTAGTTAAATCTACAGTTATGCGACAGTTGTTAGATAATATGTATTTAACAAATAATAACAGAGTTGCTATCATGGACGGAATGGTCAACCTTGATGATTTACTTACATCAAGACCTGGTGGTGTAGTTAGAACTAAACAACCACCATCACAAGTAATGATGCCAATGCAAAATCAAACTATTTCGCAACAAGCATTTCCATTATTAGAGTACCTAGACACAGTTAGAGAAACTAGAACTGGTGTTACAAGATACTCTCAAGGATTAGACGCAGACAGTTTAAATAAAACTGCAACTGGTGTAAATACTTTAATGAACCAATCGCAAATGCGAATGGAATTGATTGCAAGAATATTTGCTGAAACTGGTGTTAAAGATTTATTTAAAAGAATATTTGAGCTTACAGTTAAGTATCAAGACAAAGAAAGAATTGTAGAATTAAATAATAAGTTTGTTCCTGTTAATCCTACTGAATGGAAAAACAGATATAATATTTCTATAACAGTTGGACTTGGAGTAGGTTCTAAAGATCAACAAATTGTTATGTTAAATAATATTTTACAAAAACAATTACAGGCTTTCCAATTACAAGGTAACAAAGAATATCCTATGGTTACTTTAAAAAATATTTACAATTCACTTGCTAAAATTATTGAAGAAGCTGGACTTAAAAATGTTGAAAATTATTTTGTTAATCCAGATCAAGGTAGAGATTTAGTACAACCTAGTCCTCCACCTGAACCAACACCAATTGAAAAAATAGAATTTACTAGAATAGCATCTGAAGAAAAACGAAAAGTTGCAGAGCTTGAACTAGAAGCTAAAAAATTAAAAGCCGAAACAGCAGAAGCTATATTAGGTTTTCAAACTAAAATTAAGGAAATGGAGCTGAAGTATAATACACAACTTGATGCAGCTAAAATTAAAGCTGATGCTGATATAGAAAAATTAGTAACATCAAACAGAAATAAAACTTTCCTTGCAGCACAACAATCATCAGACAGACTAGATCAACAAGTGAGTAATTTAGATGGACAGCAACGAACAGAACCAGCTCCAACAGGAACTGAACCAAGCGAACAAAGCTAAACAACTTTTTGAAAATCCTTTATTAAAAGAGTCTTTTGATAAATTAAAAAAATTATATACAGAAAGTTTATTTAATACTGGTGCAACAGAAACAGAAGCCAGAGAAAAACTTTGGTTAGCTTATAATGTAGTAAGCAAAGTAGAACAAAATTTATTTGAAATTTTAGATACAGGAAAACTAGCTTCTAAGCAATTAGAGGATTATCGAAACAGTATCAAAAAACAAAAATTCTAAACAAATAAGTTTAGGATAAGTCAACCTCATAAGAGGAACTTAACTTAAAAAGGAAAATATATGTCAAACAATGCCAATCCCTTACAGGAAGCACAAACTGATGTTGATAAAGCTGCTAATGCAGTATTTGGTTTGTTAAACCCAAAAGAAGAAGAAGAAATTGGGAAAAGCGAACCACCAAAAGAAGAAATTAAACAAGATTCTCCTGAACCAAAAAATGAGGAATCGGAATCCGATCAACCACAGGAACAGGAAATAACTGAAGAAACAGAATCTGAACAAGAGGAAGTTTCTGAAGAAGATGTATCTCAAGACGAAGAACAGTCTGATGTTCAAGAGAAACCAGATTCCACCGAAGATCAACTTCATAAAGTGAAAGTTGCTGGTCAAGAATTTGATGTTACCCTTGATGAATTGAGGAATGGTTATCAGAGAGATGCTGACTATAGACAAAAGACTGAAGAACTTTCTAATCAAAGAAAGCAATTTCAATCTGAGTCTGAAAAGCAAAGACTAGATTATTCTCAAAAGCTAAATGAGTTAAATCAAAGTTTGTCAGTTGCTCAACAGGATTTAAATGCAGAAATTAATTCTGCCGATTTAGATAAACTGTATGACGAAGATCCAACAGAAGCTGCAAGAGTGGAAAGAAAATTGAAGAAAAAGCAAGATGCTTTAAATCAATCTTTACAACAAGCTCAAGCAGAACAAAAGCAACAATTTGAAACATTTTTGCAAGATCAACAAAGAAAATTAGTATCTAAGATGCCTGAATTTTCTGATCCAGCAAAGGCTTCAAGTTTAAAAGCTAATATGAAAAGCACACTAAACAATTATGGGTTTAACGACCAAGAAGTTGCTCAAGTGTACGATCATAGAATTGTAATGTTGGTTAATGATGCTATGAAGTATAGAAGTATGCAAAATTCAAAACCGAATTTAGCAAAAAAGATTTCTAAACCAAGCAAAGTTTTTTCGTCAGGGGTTAAACAAGGCAAAACTGAATTAAATCAGAAAGCTAGAAAAGAAAAGTTTAGTCGTCTAAGAAAATCTGGAAGCACTAAAGATGCTACTAGCATATTCCTAGACATGATTAACAATCAATAACCTCAAAGGAAAATAACAATGACACAAATAACAAACACATATAGTCAATATGATGCAAAAGGTAAAAGAGAAGATTTATCGGATATTATTTATTCGATCAGTCCAACTGATACTCCTTTCATGTCAAACATTGGCAAGAACAAAGCAACAGCAGTTTACCATGAATGGCAAACAGATGCTTTAGCAGCAGCAGCTTCTAACAATCACCAAGTTGAGGGTGATGAAGTAGCTTTCAATGCTATGGTTGCAACTACTAGACTAGGAAACAGAACACAGATTTCAAGAAAAGCTGTAATCGTTTCTGGTACTCTAGAGTCTGTATCAAAAGCTGGTAGAAATAATGAAATGGCTTACCAAATCTCTAAGGCTTCAAAAGAGCTAAAAAGAGATATGGAAACTACTCTATTATTAAACCAAGCTCCAGTAACTGGTAACGATACAACTGCAAGAAAACTTGCTGGTATTGAAACTTGGATTGAAGCAAACACTAACCATGCGTCAGCTGGTTCACCAACTCCTGCCGATCCAACTGGAGATGGAACAGATGTAAGGGTTGTTGGAACTCAAAGAGCTTTCACAGAAGCACAACTAAAAGATGTTGTGAAGAAGTGTTGGGATAATGGTGGTGATCCATCAATGATTATGCTTGGCTCTTTCAACAAACAAAAACTATCAGGCTTTACTGGTGGATCAACTAGATTTGACCCAGCAGAAAACAAAAGATTGGTAGCATCTGTTGATATATATGAATCTGACTTTGGAGCATTAACTGCTGTACCAAATAGATTCCAACAAGCTAGATCAGCTTATGTTCTACAACCTGATATGTGGGCAGTTTCTTTTTTAAGAGATTTCCAACTTCAGGATCTTGCTCAAAGTGGTGATGCACAGAAGAAATTCTTACTTGCAGAATACACTTTAGAGTCTAGAAACCAAGCTGCTTCAGGTGGTATATTCGATTTAACTACTTCATAGTAGTTATCACTTTTATGAGGGGGTATTTTATCCCCTCATAATATCAATTAACAATTTTGTTTGGTCTTTGAAGATTTTTTAAAGTCGGAACGAAGCAAATAAATAGGAAAATACAATGAGAACACTTAACGATTACTTTTTAACATCTGCTATACCTGATGTATCAACTGCATCTTCAACTTTTGTAGTTGTACCTGATGGTGGTAGAATTGTTAAAATTTTTGCACATAACAAAGCAACAACTACAGGAACAGCAGCTATTACTTTTGAAATAGATGGTGTGGCTTGTACTTCTGGTGCGATTAGTCATGTAGCAACAAGTTCTGCTGGCAAGCAATACGAAGTTGAGCCTACATCTTTAAATGATGTAAATGAGGGTTCAGCTCTTGAATGTATTACTAATGGTGGATCAACAAATGCTTCTAAAATGGAAATCACTTTCGTTATCAGAAGATAATTACAAATTTTGTGGGGATCTTGTCTAGCGATACTTCCCCACAAATACCAATCAACTAAAAAGGAAATAAATTATGCCAATGGGAATGGGAACTTATGGTTCTAAAAAAGGACGACCACCTAAGAAAAAAGGTAAAATGAAAAAAACAAAAAAAAAATCAAAAAAGAAAAGGTAAATAAATTATGAGTTTTAATTATGGATTAAGACAGGGAACTGTACTGAAATTAACATCAGGAAGTTCATCATCTGCATCAGCAGCATTTACTGCTGGAACAGAATATATTAGAGTGGTAAGCACAATTGCTTGTCATATTCTTGTAGCTGGAACTCCAACAGCAACAACAAGCACATCTTTATTACCAGCTAACGAAGTTGAAATTATTAAAGTTTCTCCAGGTGAAAAAATAGCTGTATTAAGAATTGGTGGCTCAGATGGTGAGTTATATGTTACTGAACTAAGTGCGTAATGGCTAAACAAAAGTTTATTCATTTTGTTCCAAGAGATAAACCACCCAAATTAGGTAAGCACAAAAAATCATTAAATAAATCTGAAAAAAGACAAATGAAACTTACTAGATATAAAGGTCAAGGTAGATAATGGGAAAACTTAGAGTAGATAATGATGGTGTAACAACCGAAACTTTTCATGATAACGAAGATAAAGGTGTTATCCAACAAAGATCAGTTGATGTTAAACCAATATTAGAACACAATAAAAAGCTATACACACAGAATGATGGTTATTCACCAGACAAAGGTTTAAAAAGAGTAGCATCAGTTCCAAACATTATTTTAGAGATTTGGGCAAAAGAATATAATGGCGATATGAATAAAGGTAATTGGTTTGCTTTACCTAAAGATGTTCAAACAAAAATTTTAAAAGAAAAATTAAATAGTTCTGATTATAGATTATTTAGAACTGCACCAGGAAGATTTTAATGGCACTAACAAATTATACAGAATTAAAAGCATCACTTGCTAATTGGTTAAACAGATCAGATTTAACAACTGAGATAGCTGATGACTTTATTAAATTAGCAGAAGCTGATTTTAACTCAAAACTTAGAGTTAGAAGTATGATTGCACAATCAAGTTTTACTATTGATAGCGAAACTGAAGCTCTGCCAACAGGATTTTTACAAGTAAGAGATTTATATATTTTAAGTGGTTCTACAAAATGTCCATTGAGATATGCAACACCATCACAAATGGATCAAATGCAAGGCACATCAAATACTGGTTTGCCATCTATTTATACAATATTAGGAGATACTTTTAGATTTTCTCCAAAGCCTGATGCTGCATATACAGGCTATTTAAATTATTATAAAACTTTTGATACTCTATCTAGTACCAATACAACTAATTATATTTTAACAAGCCACCCAGCTATTTATTTATATGGCTCATTATTTCATGCTGCTAATTTTTTAGGAGGTATTAATCCTCAACAAGTTCAAACATGGCAACAAATGTATGGCACAGCTATGGAAAGATTAGAACAAAACGACAGAGAAGATCAATTTAGTGGATCACCTTTAGTACAAAGAGGTGAAGATACTGTAAGAGGTGCTTTCTCAAATAATTATAAATCAACAAATTATTAAACTATGCAATTACCTTTTGGCGAATGGCTTCCAGATCAACCAGATCATTTAAATCCTGGTGCAACTGTTGCAACTAATGTTTATCATGCACAATCAAGCTATAAACCAGTTAAAGGTTTAGTTGCTTATAGTGGTGCATCTAATGTAACACAAAATGCAAAAGGTTCTGGTAGTTTTAGAGATAACACAAATACAGTATTTACTTTTGTTGCTACTAAAGAAACTATATATAAATTAACATCTGGTACTTTTAGTGAAATTGGTGCAAGAAATGTAAAATTAGCAACTGCAAAAGCATCATGCACAATTACAGTTTCTGATTATGCAAATATTGGAGCTTCTAAAACTATTACCTTAAAAAAAAATGATAATTCAACTGTTGTATTTACTTCAACTACAGGAACAGCATCAGGAACTCAGTTTAAAGTAGAAACAAATAATAATACTACTGCAACAAATTTAAAAACTACTATTGATGCTCATGCTGATTTTACAGCAACAGTATCAGATGCAGTTGTTACTGTTACAAGAGCAGCTATTGGTAATGAAAATTTAACCAATGTATCATCTGACACTACAAGATTAACAACTACTAATTTTTATGGTGGAACACCCTTAACAGGCACAGATACAGATTACATCACTTTTACACAATTTGGACAATATGTGATTGCTAGTAATGGAGTTGATGTACCACAATATTATTTAATGGGTACTTCAACAGTTTTCCAAAATTTATCAACTATTGCATCAAGTGGAACTCCACCAACTTTTAAAACTTCTGGTGTAGTGAGGGATTTTTTAGTAACTGGTAATATAATTGGTGCTAAAAACAGAGTAGCTTGGTCAGGAATAAATGACATAGCAACTTGGGAAGCTGGTATTAGTTCATCAGATACACAAGATTTGCCAGGCTCAGGTGGTCAAGTAGTTGCTATTACTTCTGGTGAAGTTGGTTATGTTTTTAGAGAAGATCAAATAATTCGTATGGATTTTGTGGGTGGGAATGTAATATTCCGATTCTCAGTAATTTCACCCAATAGAGGTGCTGTTTATGGACAAACAGTTTGCCAGGACAACAGACAAGTTTTCTTTTACGCATCAGATGGATTTTTTCAAATCAATGGCGACCAAATTTTGCCGATAGGAGCTGAGAAAGTAAATAGATTTTTTGATGGTGATTTAAACAAAGCATACACAGATAGAATTACTGCTGCTGTAGATCCATTTAATACTTTAGCGATCTGGTTATATCCAAGTAAAGATAATCCAAACACTACTGGAATTTGTGATAAATTATTGATATACAATTATGTAACTCAAAAGTGGTCAGTTGCTAAAGTTAAAGCATCACAAATCTTTAAACAATTCGTAGTAGCAAACACAGTTGAGTTAATGGATATTATTTCTGAAAACTTAGATGATATTAATATTTCACTTGATACAGCTTTTTGGACAACAGGACATTTGTATTTAGGTGCTGTTGATGAAAATTTTAAAGCAGCAATTTTTTCTGGAAAAACTTTAGAAGCTGAACTTGAAACAAAAGAACAAGAAATATTTCCTGGTCTTAGAGCAAATGTAACTGGTATCAGACCAATTGTAGATGCAATTGCAAATGTAACTATTAAGACTAGAGATAGATTAGTTGATAATGTTGTTACATCTTCATCAAGTACAATGAATGACACAGGAATAAATCCTGTCAGACAAAGTGGTAGATACTTTAGAGCTAATGTTAAAATTCCAGCAGAAAGTATTTGGACTAATGCACAAGGAATTGATTTAACAGCTAGTCAAGGTGGATCAAGATAATGTCAGATAAAATAGATATAGATAACATTAGATATTCAATTGAAACACAAGAGTTTTTTCAAAGACAAGTTGAAGAAGCAGTAAATACATTAATTAACAAAAATAATTCTGAAAGCGATAAGGCTTTTAGTTGGTTTATGAATTAGGAGCAACATGACAACAAACATTAAAGATTATTCAACAACTCAATCAAGCAACACTACATTAAATTCTATTGATGTTAATGAGGGTATGCTTCCTAGTAATCTTAATAATGCTATTAGAGCATTAATGAAGAATACTAGAGATTGGGCAAATGACAGTCAATGGTTTGAATATGGTGATGGCTCTGGTGCTTATACTTCTGCTTGGGTTTCAACAACTCAGTTCACTATTGCTAGTTCAGCAGATATTAGTGCGATCTATCATGTTGGTAGAAGAATAAAAGTTTTAAAAGCAGATGCTAGTCTTGTTTATGGATCAATAACTGCAACTTCAAACAATGGTACTTTACAATCAATCACAGCTACTTTTGATAGTGGTAACTTAGGTTCTTCAACAAACGCATTAAGAATTTATATTGGTGCTTTATCAAAAACTAATTCATCTATTCCAACAGAAATTATTGGAACATCTAATTTAGCTGATGGTTCAGTTACACTTGCTAAACTTGCAGCAGATTCTGTAAATGGAACTAAGATTGCAGATGATAGTATAAACTCTGAGCATTATGTAGATGGTTCTATAGACACAGCTCATATTGCTGACGCACAAATTACAACAGCTAAAATTACTGATGCAAATGTTACAACAGCAAAAATTACAGATGCTAATGTTACTACTGCAAAGATCGCAGATTCAAATGTAACAACAGCTAAGATTGCAGACTCTAATGTAACTACTGCAAAACTAGCAACCAATGCTGTTACAACAGCTAAGATTACAGACGCAAATGTTACAAGAGCTAAAATTGCTGCTGATGCAGTTGATGGAACAAAAATAGCTGATGACTCAATAAATTCAGAACACTACGTTGATGGTAGTATTGATACTGCACACATAGCAGATAGCCAAATCACAACTGCTAAGATTGCAGACTCACAAATTACTTCTGCTAAAATAGCAGATGGTGCAATTGTTAATGCAGATGTAAATGCTTCTGCTGCAATAGCAGCTACTAAAATACATGATGGTTCAATTTCTAATACTGAGTTTGGATTTCTAAATGGTGTAAGCTCAAATATTCAAGATCAAATAGATGCTAAAGGTGCTTCTAATGCTAACTTAACAGCGATTGGTAACTTAGCAAAAACAGATGGTAATATTATTGTTGGTAATGGTTCAACATGGGTTGCTGAAAATGGCTCTACTGCTAGAACTTCTTTAGGTATAGGAACTATTGCAACTCAAGCTGCTAATAGTGTTTCAATATCTGGTGGATCAATTACAGGACTTGGAACTCCATCTAACAATACAGATGCAGCAACTAAAGTTTATGTAGATGGATTAGTTACAGGATTAAAAACTAGAATTATTTGTAGAGTAGCAACAACAGCTAACATTACAACAGCAACAGATTTACAAGCTGGTGATAGCTTAGATGGTATTACTTTAGTAGAGGGTAATAGAGTATTGGTTAAAAACCAATCAACAGCTACACAAAATGGAATTTATTTAGTAGCAGCTTCTGGTCAAAATGCTGCAAGAGATCCTGAGTTTGATACAGTTGCAGAATTAGCTGGTCAAATGGTAATCGTACAAGAGGGTTCTGCTGGAGCTGATAAATTCTTTTTATGTACTACAGATAACTCAGGTTCAATAGGTTCAGTTAATATTACTTTTACAGTTGTCGTACCATCTAATGTTGGTGATGT